GAGTTCCGAAGTATAGTAGGCTCTCTTTGCGCTCTCCAAACCTTTCTTCTGAAGTTATTACCGCTGAACGTTAGAGTTCGGGTAGACTAAGTGTCTTTGACTTAGTCACTTCAGTAGGCGATTTAGCGAACGATTTGTGCGAAAACCTGCTACATTTTCTTGTTTTCATTTTGAAAATTTGAAAATTTTCTTTTGATTTTCGACATGTCGAACCCCGGGGAGTTCAACTTGTCGTCGAAGGCGGTGAAGTTCACCGTCTTCGTAGAAGGCAAGGGAGCCGTAAGGCTCTCTTTTTTTTCTTTTTCTTTTGAGACCTGTCGCTGGCACCTCGTCAGCGAGGAGAGGATTTCCGGCGCAAGCTGGAACCTCTGCTGGGAGGTGAAGGCGGCAATTCGCCGCTTGTTCGCAGGCTGGATCTGCGACAAGTTTATGGGGAAGAGCAAGGGGGCTCTTCTCCGCATGATCTTCCATAAGGGAAGATTTTTTGACTTCGGTGTGCATGTCGATCTGACATCGGTCAGATCGTACTTCGCCAGCCGAGGCGAAAAAAAAATTTTTTTTTTTTTGAAGAACGACATCCGCCAGTTGGTGGGCAGCGCTGAAAAGCGCTTTGCCCAACACTGGGACTTCTGGAGCCTCGGGCTCAAGTTTATTCACCTGCATTTCAAGCAGGTGACGGAGAGCTTCGAGTCGAGGCTCTCGACGTATCTCCGCGCCCAGGCGGAGAAGCGGGCCGCGATGAAGCGGCGGCTGGCGCGTATGCGCCAGGCCAAGTGGGAAGCGGGCATGGCCCGCGCAGAAGCCCGCTCCGCTGCCTGGGAGCGTAAGATGTGTCGGGGCGAAGCCCGGCGGCGAGTGGCGGCATTGGTCGCTGAAGAGAAGAGGGCGCGCAAAGCAGCGCGCCTCGCCGCGAAGCAGCAGCGGCGAGCTGGACGGGGCTTGTGCTTCGTCCAGCCTCTCGAGGAGTGGGAGCGGGAACTCCTGCTTGCTCGGCTGCATGAGAGGATAGAATACCTCTCGGGGCTGCGCCGGCCCGCCCTCCCGATGGCCCAGCGGGTCATCGTGGAAGAACCGGACAATGTCATCTGTCCGGAGCCGGCCCAAAAAAAACAATGGGTGGAAAAAAAAAAAAAAATTTCCGCCTTGCGTTCTCTCGCTCTGTCTCGTACAATGTACGTAAGAGTGTTGCTTAAGAGGAAGAGCTTGCTCTTCTCTAAAGTGATGAAGGCATGGCGAGAGTTTGCGTCATCCCTGTGCCAATTCGATTGGCGAGTAGTTTTGTTTGTAATGTCTACTCTGTCATGTGTGCGTCCATGTCTCGAGCAGGGAGGGAAGCACCAATCCAGCCATAATCGCTGGCGTTTCAGGCGTCGGCGTGAAATTGCGCTGGAGAAGGTGTTCGCCCGCTTCGACGCATTGAAGGCGAGCATAGGGTCTTCGGAACCCCAGATATTGCCCCCATTGCTTGAACATCAGATGGATAGGGGCGATTCGCTCAACGTCGATCCTGTGGCGGAGCCTTCCGTGCAACGTACGTCCAATGTTGCAAGTGTGGATCAAGGTGAGACCGTGACTGTTGTGTCTGAACCGCGTCATCCGTATCCGTGTCGAATGAATGAGGGCCGTGAAACTCAAATTGTAAGTGAAATGGCTAACCGTTATATGTTGATGCGTACGTATTCGTGGACGACCAAGCAGTATCGGGGCCAGAGAGTGGTAGATATGAATCTGCCGAAGGAACTGTTTACGACAGCTCTTTTGTCGAAATCACCTAACATGGTAATGCTAAAGAAGTGGGAGTATATGTCGTTCGACATTCATGTTAGGATTCAACTTAATGCGACTAGATTGCAGGTGGGGCAGCTTTTGTTTGCCTGGAGCTATAATTTTGACAACAAGAAAATGTCGGATGTGTTTACAGCATCGCAAGCACCCCACGCAATCTTAAGTTCTCCCGGCAACAACGTTGTAGAGCTGGTAATTCCATTTAAATGGAAATATCCCTACTGGAGTAGAACTAGAATTAATTCGGATAAGAAGCTAATTAATTTGGTAGGGATGGTATTAGTTCCACTTCAAAGCCCCGACACTGTAAGTCCTTCGTGCAATTTTAACGTACAAGTTCGTCTTGAAAATGTGAATGTGTGTGGTATGCGTACACCGTCTGTGTCGTTTAATAGAGTGGAACATCAGATGTTCCGCGCTATTCTTAATGGTGCTGAAGGATTGTTGCGTCAGTTGGGGGCTGATTTAAATCGTGATAATCCAACTACCCCTGTTGCTCAAAATGCGATGATCCCGTACATGAGCCACTCCTGGTGTATTGGCACGAACCAGGTTGAAGTAACTAATGTGTTAAGGTTAGATGCTATTGCAACTACTCCCCATCCCGAACCTACGGATGAGATGAAAGTTAGCGTCATTGCTAGGCGGTTTAGTTTGTTAACAACAGCTGATTGGAAAACTGGCGATAACGTAGAAAGTAAGCTTCTAGAGATTCAGGTCGGCCCCATGTGCCTTAACAATGTTGAAGTGGGAGCTCCAGCAGACGTAGCTACTAACAAGCTGGAGACTTACAAAGCTCCCATTCTGCATGTGTTGTCTAGTATGTTTGCGTACTGGCGTGGAACAATCGAATACAGGTTCGATTTTGTAGCGTCGATGTTCCACACCGGTAGAGTAGCTGTGTGTTTTGTCCCTGGTCCTAAAACGACTGGAGGGTACGCTGCAGCCCTTCAATCGTATGTACAGTACTATGATTTGTCCAATGCCACATCATTCACTTTTAAATGTCCTTACATTTGTGATAAAACCTGGTGTGAGACTCGTGCTCAAACGGGTAGTATCACAAGAGATGAGGGTGACAATGTTGGCATTGGTTGGTTAAAAATTTATGTTATTAACCCATTGGTAGCTATAACAGGAACTGCTAACGCGATAAAGATCGTATGCTATGTTCGAGCTGGAGAAGACTTCCACTTCGCTGTTCCATGCATGCCGACCTATTTCCCTGTGGATTTAGGAAGGTCATACATTTCGCCGGATGTCACGCTGAGCGCAAAAGCGGGATATTATCCTGTATTTGCTGGAACATGGCGATTTTGGCAGGAAGGCCTCTATTACATCTTGAGGTATAGTGAGGTAACGGACAAGATAGCACAATTTGACCCTATGTGCGATTACTCCACGGTCTGGGTGTCGAGCGAGGGACTGGCAGGTTTCTTCTATGTATGGATAAAGCCAGACGAGAAGGATCCCAAAGCTAAAGGCAAATGGGAACAACAATGGAAGACCTGCTATTACTTCGTTCGACCAAAGATTGCGGGGCAAGAGGCATATTGCTACCTTGTTCCGTTTTATGATCTTCAGGATGCTCGAATGTTTGCTCGCAACCAACAAGCGATGCAGCAGTTTAAGTGGATCAAAGACTCACCATACGTGTGGCAGAAAGGCCAACGTTTAGTTGCAGTGAAACAGGTGCAACATGAGGGTGATGAGCGGCTTGATGAACATATCGGTGTGGAGTATGATATGAAGAATTGTCTAACTTCTATGAATTCGTTTAATGAAGGATTTGACGATCTTAAAGATCTATGCAGACGATATCAACTCTACTGTGATTTTTCGGCCGAGATCCACAAGGACACACCATTCGGGGCTACGTTTTATCGCATGGCAGTCCTTCCGTGTACACTTAAGATAGATTTTGGTGTTCTATCTCAGGGCAATAAGATAGCAGAATTCTTAAACAGAGTAAGGATGGGCCCTATTGGTATACTAGCTAATGGATTCCGCTATTTCAGGGGGGGATTGCGCTTTAAGATATTATTTAAGGAGAAGAACAATCAAGAGATTATTATTGGGGTGACCCATGTACCAGATCGAAGATGCACTGTCGACCATCAGATTGTGCGCGCACGCTCGACTAACGACTTTGTCGCTAATGGGTATGCTTATATCTGTCAATCGGCAAAGACAAACGAGTGTCTTGAAATTGAGATACCTTATTATCTCAATTCCGATTATGGTATTTTGGCTCATCCTGATGATGTCTCAGATGATGACAAATTCCACTGTAGCCTAGGTTATTTGGCCTTTTCAATAATGAGTAGAATCCCTCAAGATATAGACCTAGGCGTTCAAATCTACATTGCGTTCGCTGATGATATGCGATTTAGCTCCTTCCAAGGTTTCAGTGATATAGCGACACAATTCCAAATTCCTATATCAAAAGATAGTGTTGAGCTCAGAGTAGGTTCCCTAGAGGGGAAGGAACCTGAAAACTCCCCTAAACTTTCACTGAGTGACTCTGAGCCTGACATTATAGATTGGGGGGAAGTACTTAGAGCCGAGCATCAGATGTTTGGCTTAGGTGTTCGTGCAGAAATTAAGGGAGGTGTGGATGATGCTCTTGATGCGGTCGAGGGCAGATTACCATCGTGGTTCTCTCAAATTAGAGGCGAATGTAAGTTAGCAGCAACCGAGGCTTCTGATATAATAATGGCGAAAACAACCGCTGTATTAGATCAAATTAAGGGGTTTATGGGAGAAGCCTTCGAGAATAGTAAGTTAATATTAATAACGATCGCCTCTAATTTAGTCCATTTATTTTTAAATCCGTCTTGGAAGGCGCTAATCGTTACGTTGGCAGCAATCTATGGAGCTCTATTCGGTAAGAGCGACGATGGAGCGTTGACGCGGCTCGCCACTATAGTCTGTCAGTATGTAAACCGCATAATCCGGGTTCAGACTAGTACACCTGAACCAAGTGCACCGCCTTTAGAGGAAGAGACGACTCCTCTACGGGCGGAGCACCAGTTTGAACCCGGACCTGAAGACCATGTGAAGTTCATGGCAGAAGCTGCGGCAACATATATGAGTGTATTGGCGAGCCTCTTCAACGTGCGAAATTTGCCTAAGGAGAAAGCACCAAATTTCTTGTCCAGTCTTTTTGTTGGTGTGCGTGATTTCGGAATGACTGTAAATGGACTTACGAAGTTCATTAGAGTGAATGTTGAGATAGCTATTAAAGCTATCAATTTTCTGTCCCGTTGTGCTGGGTATTCTGGGATTTCCTACTATATTTCCGATTACCAGGATCAGCTGAAGGCGTGGTGTAGACAAGCTTCTATGCTCACTAATCCTTTAAATAAGTGTCGAATTGACACTGAGCCATTCCTTCAGCACGCGGTATTCATGGCGTATGCTCAAGCAGAAGAGCTATTATTGGCGCTAAATATGTCCAATGAATATCCGCGATTGGCGATGCACATTAGGGATCTCGCGGTGAAACTGGGAGCTATCCGTGAACGTCTTACTAATGAGTGTCTCGCTCCTATGTGTCGCTACGAACCTATCGTGATCCAAATCAATGGAAAACCTGGAATCGGAAAGAGTGTGCTATTCCAGAATGTGGCTGTACGTTTGCTTAAGTCAATTGACTACACCACGTATTCTGAACCAGTGTTCACGCGAACGGCAGGAACTGCATATTGGAACGGGGTCGGTACCCAGCCGGCTTTGTATTATGATGATTTCCTGGCGTTCCGTTCTGGACAATTGTGTGACGAACACGTGATGGAGTTGATGCAACTTAAGTCATGTGGTGTTTTTAATCCCTCCAAAAGCAGGCGTTGGAGGCTAAGAGTACCATTAAAGGATTATAACGAACTTTCTTGTTCTCCAACTCTGCAATGTTGGGATTTGACTAATGTGTCTGATCACGCTGCTCTCCATCGTCGCCGAGATTCTCTTTGGGAAGCGGAACTAAAGCCCGGAGTGGATATGAAGGAGGTGAAGAAAAATTTTGAGAAATCCGGAATTCGGACGTTTGATCACCTACAATTCCGTCGATATAGAAATGTACTCGACGAGAATAGCCTTGATGATCATGCTATCGGCTTCGAGGACTTTATGTTCGAGATTTGCCGAGAGTTTAAGGTGTATCACTCGAAGGAACTCCGGATGTATCGTCAGCGTCTCAAGGACCTGGACATGCTGATGCCACGAACTACGGGTTTGGAATACGACCTTGCAGCAGAGAAAGAAGTGCTCGAGTTTTTGAGTAGACTCAACAAGGATCGTGATGCAATGCACGTGGATAGATGGCGTGAGCATGTCCGAACGTCTTGTGACCCATCAGCCATGACCATGCACGGATTAGACCCAATGATGGCGCCGATACGTCAAAAGCAGAAGAGATCAGAGCATCAGATGGATCCCGAGAATAAGAGCCTCCTAGACGAAAGTGACGAAGAACAGGGAGCTTGTGGAGGCGTCTTGCAGGTGTCGAGCGACACGCAAGATATCCAATATATCAGTAGGTCTCAGATTGATACATTCCCAACTGTGGATAAAATCCTCTATGTGAATGATCACTCTGATGACTTCGATTGCGGAGATACTGGCCACCGCCAGGAGGTGCCGAATGAACATCGGTGTATCCACTGGATGAGTTTGACGTACCGACATCATTATACCCGCCTGGTTGACGACTTTGAGGAAGAGTTCGATGGCGTCCCTGTGACCGAGGAAGATAGAGAACTCGCGTACCGTAGGTACGACGAGCTACAAGGACCAGGTAGAGCGGGATGGCATTATATTCCTGAAAGATGTAACCTGCAAAAGTGTTGGTTAATGACCACCTACTCTGCTATGTTCCGAATGAAATGGACAGCTCGGTACATCGACATCGACAATCCGATACAGCCGAAGCCAGAGTGGCTACGAAAGTCCTTAGGTGAGGGCTTGGTCCAAGATATCATTAGACTCCAGCCGGCAGCAGAAGCGAAGACTCGCGAGATGGAAAAGAAGTCTCGCTTTAAAACGTTCCTAGACATTTTAAAAACTGCTTTGAAGTGGATAGGCCTCATTGGTTTTGGCCTATCAGCGGTTTATGGCGCGTATAATATGCTTAAGCCTAGAGATTCTGGGGCGGATCCGACTGCTGCACCCGAGCCAACTTCGACAACGATCGACCCCTGGCATGAGGTGACTACAGATAGCTCAGCATGGACAACAGAGGATCCATGGCATTTGAAGCACCAATATACGCCATCGGGCGATCAGAGAAGTGCTCGGCAGAAGGCTCCGAAGAATTGGGCAAAACAAGCTAAAGTGCGCGCTGTGGCCATTAAAGCTAAGTTTGCGAAACCACAATTTGATGCATCAGACCCGGTGGATAATCTCCTGACACTAATTAAGCGTAATGCCTTTGAATCTTGTTTAGAAATAGATGGTCAGGAGAGATTTAAGCAAAAAGGACTAGGACTCTGTGGGCGTATTGCTATCACTACGAAGCACTTCTGGGAGACTATGCGTTTCCATGATCAACAGCAGAAGCAGACCAAGAAGCAGGTCTGGGTAGTGATTAAGACGCCCACGAGCCGTCTAAAGTTCCGCCCTGAGGAACTAAAATTCACAATAGTTGATGAGTCTTCGCTTGCATTGATGGAGTTTCCGGTGTCTATGACCATGTTCCGCGACATCAGGCGCCATATTGTAGACACGGACGAAATCGCCTACTGTTCAAGGCAAGGAAAGTTCGTTGAGTTGAACGGTAAAGACTGGGAGATTACGAACGTTGTCTACGATTTGGTTGAAGCCGTTGACATAGGGGGGGATGAAAACATATCACCTCAGTACCTCGAAATGTGTTATTCGTATCCGGTCGCGGGTAGGGGCAAATGTGGGGCCGTTTTAGTCAGCATGAAACCGACACCCCGTATAATTGGCTTGCATGTAGCGGGTGTGCCAGAACAAAACCACGGCTTCGCACAAGCAATATTTAAGGAGATATTCGAAGATCTCCAGGCTATTCAATTGTCTGATCCTCCGACAGAACATCAAGGGTTAGAAATTAAGCCGAAAATCCCTATACCCGAAGGGGTTCAGTTTATAGGGGTCGTTCCACCTGAAGCGGAGGTGAGCCGGCCGGTTCATAGCCAACTTATTCCAAGTCTTATGTTTGATGAGGTTTATAAGCATGAGACCGAGCCAGCAGTTTTGCGTCGCAATGACCCAAGATGTAAGGTTGATCCTCAAGTAGATCCCTTAGTAAAAGCGATCGCAACTCATGGTAAGGTTCCACTTGCCTTTAAACAGGACGTATTGGATCGGTGTGTTAGAGATCTCTCTGACTACCTGTTGGCTACGACTCGGCCGTATCTCCTCTGCCAGGATGAACTGCTGGATGATCAGACAATCTTTGCAGGGATACCTGATGGGGGGCCGTTGAAGAAGCTCAATATGAGCTCAGCTGAGGGGTATCCGTTGTGTCTTTATAGGCAGAATTCGACTGAAGAGCATAATTACTTCCGTGCGATAAAACGAGAGAAGCATCAGCCGCTTAACGGCAAGAATTGGTTATTCGATTTTGATGTGGAACAGCACGGGGTAAAGTTGCGTGAGATTCACCCGGAACTTAAGGATTTAATGGCCTTCAACGACGAGCTTCGAAAGCAGGGGATTATTCCAGCGACCACTTTTGTGGACACGCTGAAGGATGCTCGCGTGACCTTAGATAAGGTTCAAAAAGGCAAGACCCGCATGTTCTCCATGTCACCGGTAGAATATACGTGGGCAGTCCGAAAGTATTTCGGGGTCTTTCAGGCAGCTTATCAAAAGTATAGGATTACAAATGGAACTGCCATAGGCATTAACACTCAGAGTTCGGAGTGGTCGATGTTGCTTCGAGAGCTCCTCAAGAAGGGCTCCAATTTCGTTGTAGGGGACTACAAAGCTTTTGGAGATACCTTAGAGAGATCAGTTATGAAGGGAGCATTCACTGCTATTTGCGAATGGTACGTCGCAAATTTCTCTAGTAGTGAAGAGACTCAGCAATATAGAGAGATACTGATCGAGGAGCTCTTCAATGCCGTCCATCTTGCCTCGAACATTGTGTATCGTATGCATTGTGGCATTCCATCCGGATTCGCATTAACCGTTGAAATTAATGATCTAGTAAATCAGTTGTATATGCGTTACTGTTGGTGCGAAATTACCGGGAGGCCCCTCACTGAATATCATAGGTTCGTCAAGACTGTTACCTATGGCGATGACTTGATCATGACCGTGAACGATCAGATCAAGGAGACGTTTAATTTTAGGTCAATTCAACGGTGTTTGGCAGCCTACGATATTGAGTTTCAGCCGGCTGCTAAAGACGGGTCGGTGTACGACACTTTGTCGCTTGCAGAAGTGACTTTTCTTAAGTGTAAGTTTGTGCGCCACCCTTTCCGTCCCCATCAGTTTTTGGCTGAACTTCCCCTTAGTTCATGTTTAGATACAATTAATTGGCAGTATAAGGGGAATGACAAAATAGAAGTTTTGTTCGAAAACACTAGAGCCGCTATGAATAATGTATTCGGTCACGGTCCTGAGGTGTACAATAAATGGCGTCGCGCTTTCATTATTTGGTTCGGTCGCGCCGCTGAGAGAGGAATTATCACCAAGTCCGATAGCTTCATCCACATTAAAACCTGGAAAGAGAGGGATGACGAGGTCTTTGGCGACAATTATTAGCAGTAAATCTGTTTGCATGCGTGAGTTTTTGTGCTTGCTACATGTGTATGAATGTTTATGTTGTATGAATGTGTTATATGTAGTATGATTGATACGCTTGCTTTGTTCTGTCTGCTTTGCTAAAACAGAAAATGCACG